TCGTTAACGTGCTCGTGGACCGGCTTCAGCTGACTCAGTTTGAGGCCGATGACAATGCCACTGAAGCCCACGTAGACGCCGCCAATCAGTTGTGGGAAGCGAACAAGATGGACGTCCGCGCTGGCGAGGTCATGAAGACTGCCGTTAAGTGCGGTGACAGTTACCTCCTCGTTCGCCTGGACCCGCGCGACCCTGAGAAGAAGCGGATCAGGTTCTACCCGCAGAACCCGTGGAACATCGCGGTTGAGTATGACCCGGAAGACCACGAAGTGATCCTGTGGGGAGCCAAGCTTTGGCGCCTGCCCAATGGCCGGCACCGGATCGTGCTCTACTTCCCTGAGGGTGAGTATCACTTCATCACCAAGAATAAGGAAGCCTACGACGGTGTCCCGGAGAAGTCCGAAGCCTGGGAACCGTTCCCAATGATTGAGACCGGTGTCAACTACGAGTTGAAGGACGAGAGCGAACCGCAGCGGGTTCCGATTTTCCACTTCGCCAACGACGCCGAGTGTGGCGGCCTAGGAGTATCCGAGCTCGCCAACGTTCTGCCGCTCCAGGATCTGCTGAACAAGTCGGTCATGGACATGGCGGTTGCAATGGAGTTCGTCGCACTTCCTCAGCGGTATGCGACCGGCATTGAGATTGCCATCGATCCCGAGTCTGGCGAAGCCCAAGTGCCGTTTGAACCCGGTGTCGATAAGGTCTGGGCCACTGAGTCGGAGAACGTCAAATTTGGTGAGTTCCCGGCAGCGGACCTGACGAAGATGGTGTCCGTTCAGGATGGCCTGCGGGTCGAAATTGCCCGCGTATCTGGCACTCCACTGCACCACTTCATGCTCCACTCTGGCGAAGCACCTTCTGGTGAGGCTCTGAGGGCGCTAGAGGCCCGCCTGATCAAGAAGGCAATGGATCGCCAAGGCGCCTTCGGCGATGTGTGGGAGGCCATCTTCGCTTATGCTCTGGCGCTCCTTGGACAAGAAGACGTTACCCTGTGCGCTAAGTGGACCGATCCGGCTCCCATCTCCGACAAGGAGCTCGCTGAGACCGTCAAGATCAAGAAGGTCGACATCGGTATCTCGCTGAAACAGGCCTGGCGTGAGCTCGGTTACACTGAGGAAGAAATCGAAAAGATGGAGGGCGAGAAAGAGGAAGAGGCAGAGGCGACTGCTGAGCAACAGCTCAGAATGTTCGACGCAGGCGGACCGGCAGGCACCTATCCTGGAGGAACTCGAAATGCGCAGAGGCCGCGTGATCAGGCAACTCCGCCCAACTCGGGACGAAGTGGAGGAGCGGGCGGACCTTCGTCGGGCCCAGAAGCTTAAGGATGGCGCCCTCGAGATGTTCGAGGGCTGCATAGAACGGCACCGCGACTACATGGAGCGGGACCAGGGAGACGACGCTCTTCAGGAGTGCTACGCAGCCGGCGAATGGTTTGACCGACTGACCGGGAGGTCAAGCATAGGATGAGCGACACCAGGGGATACGACGAATGGCGACCCTGCAGGATGTGGCGGAGAGGCATAGACGAGACCTTCTGGCTCGTGATCGAGCGGCTTCGCGCGACTTGGTCGCGGGTTATGGCAGAGCATACCGCCGCATTCAAGCGGCAGCTACTGCTGTGGCAAGGAAGCTTGCCGCCGCGCAAGCGGCGGGCGAGGAACCCAGTCCAGCCTGGCTTTATCAACAGGGACGACTTCGAAGTGTCACCGTGGTTGCTGCTCGGGAATTGACCGAGTTCGGAGAGTATGCGGCGGACCTGATCACCGACGAACAGCGGGCTGCGATGTTTGCGGCCCAAGCCAACGCTGAGGAGCTGGTCCGCCTCCTCGAACCCCAGGAGTTCGAAGGGGTTGGAGCAGTTTGGGGTGAGGTTGATCCAGAGGTGCCTCGTGCACTAGCTGGCAACCTCGCCGACGGCTCGCCACTACGCACCCGTCTTGTCCAGCTGGCGCGCGAAGGCGCCCGCGCAGTCGCTGACACGATGGTGGCTCATGTGGCGAGAGGGGCAGCCCCGATTGAACTCGCTCGCGAGCTTCGGGGCGCCCTTGGTGTTAATCTGAGCAAGGCTCAGACAATTGCCCGGACGGAAACGCTCCGAGCATATCGAGAGGTGACGCGGCGCAGCTATCAGACCAATGCCCACATTGTGCAGGCTTGGATTTGGCACGCTGCGCTGACGTCTAGAACTTGTGCTGCCTGCTGGGCAATGCATGGATCAACTCACGAACTGAGTGATACCCTGGATGGCCATCCCAACTGTCGCTGTGCCATGGTCCCGCTGACGAAGTCTTATGAAGAACTCGGGGTCATTGGAGTGGAAGAGAATCGCCGGCCGGTGCCTATGGGGCCCGCGGAGTTTGCTCGCGCGTCTTCTCAAACCCAGAGGGCCATCCTTGGAGACCGTGCGTATGCCGCGTATCAAGCCGGAGAGGTCCAGTTAGCGGACTTCGTCGGTCAGAAGCACAGCGATGAATGGGGCAGCATGAGGTATCGACGATCGCTTCGTGAGGCCCGTGAGGCGGCGGCGCGTGGGTCGGCTGGTCTCGATATTAACCAGCCTGGCACCCCAAGCCCCTTCCAGCAGAACCCTGAATAATCCCCCAGAAACCCGCAAACAAACTTGCGGGCTCGTAAACGTGGCCATGGCGCAACATTGGCGAGCCATGGAGCCCATTTGGTATGATGGTAACGTAGGGTTGTTGTGGCTCTTCCTCAACCCAACTATACGGGCTAGAGGCCCTGAAAGGACTTTGACTATGCACCGAAGGTTGATCCTTCGAGCACTTGCGATTGTGCCCACTCAACGGCTTGGTGAGGGCGAAGGCGGCGGGACCGCCGGAGCTGGCGCCGGAGCAGTTGGGGGAGCTGGTGACACTGGCACCGGTGGAACTCCGCCGGCTGCAGCCCCTCCTGCGGGCGCCCCTCCTGCGGGTGGTGACACCCGACAGGAACCGCCGACGTGGGAGTATGTTGAGAAGCTTCGTCGTGAAGCGGCCGAAAGTCGAGTCAAGGCTAAGGCTATCGAGGACGAGAATAAGCAGCTCAAAGAGAAGGACATGTCGGAAGTTGAGAAGGCTCGCAAGGAGGCCAAAGAGGCCATCGAGCGTGCTACTGCGGCGGAAGCCAAGGCTCGACTTGCCGACATCAAGGACGCTTTGGTTGCTCAGGGCTGCAATCCTAAGAAGGTCCATCTTTATGCTGGACAGGTCCCCGGTGACGTGACGGATTACGTCGTGGTGGCCCAACAGTTTAAGAAGGACTACCCGGAGGACTTCCGACCGCAGGCTCCTGCTCCGGCTCGGACCACGGGAGGCCAGGCCGCTGGTGCTCAGGACGCTGGACTGGGCCACTCCATCAACGACGCCATTCGACAGGCGGCGCGCCGCTAGAGTTAACAGCTCTCGGTCGCGCCTAAAGGAGACAACCGGTGAATACGGTCTTCTACGCAAACGGCAGGCTGCACCGCCTGGGAACTGACTACGACCAGACGGTTGCCCGTGGTGACGCGCAGGCGCTCATCCCGGAGGACGCGAGCCGGGAAATCATCAAGGGCGTGACCGAGAGCTCGATCGTTATGCGGCTGGCTCGCCGGCTGCCCAACATGCCGCGGTCTCAGCGCCGCATGCCCGTTCAGTCCAGCTTGGCGACGGCTTACTTCGTCAATGGAGACATTGGCCTGAAGAAGACGACCAAGCTTGACTGGAAGAACAAGTTCCTGGACGCTGAAGAGATCGCCGTCATCATGCCGATCGCCAAGCGCGTCCTGGACGACGCCGACTACGACATCTGGGGCGAGGCCCGCCCTCAGCTCGTCGAAGCGGTTGGTATCGCCTTCGATGACGCCGTCTTCTTCGGCACTGGCGCCCCCGCCATCTGGCCGACGAACCTGCGGCAGGCCGCCATCAATGCCGGCAACCGGGTCGTGCTCGGAACGGGAACCGACCTCTATGCCGACATCATGGAGGACGGCGGTCTTCTGAACAAGCTCGAGCTCGACGGTTATGACTGCACCGGTCACGTCGCGCCGATGACCTTCAAGTCCATGCTCCGCGGCGTCCGCGACGCCGAGGGCACGCCGATCTTCCGCCAGGGAATGGCTGAGCGGACCCGCTACAGCCTGGACGGCGTCGACATCGAGTTCCCTCGGAACGGTGTCATGGACCCGGCCCTCGCCTACGACATCTGCGGGCAGTGGGACGCGCTCGTGTGGGCGCTCCGGACTGACCTGGAGTGGACGCTCCTCAAGGAGTCGGTCATCCAGGACAACACCGGTGCGATCATCTACAACCTCTCCCAGATGGAGATGGTTGCTCTGAAGGTGCTGATCCGGGTTGCTTGGCAGGTGCCGAACCCGATCAACCGCCTGCAGGAGACTGAGGCGAACCGCTACCCCTTCGCCGTCCTGACTCCGTAAAGTCGGGCGTGCTGCTGATCTAATCTGGCCGGGAGGGCAACCTCCCGGCTCTCTTTCGATAAGCGAGGACGGAGAAGAGGACCATGAGCCTGTTTCCCTACAACCCTCGAGTCGGGCAGAAGCTGCGAGGCGATCAGACTGCCGCGGGATTCATCGCGGACGAGGTCAATCGTGCGCAGGTTGCCTGGTATTCGAAGTCGCCGGCCGCTGCTTCAACGACGGCGATCCTGAACGCGGCTGCACTGACCGCTGGTGCTCAAGCCGGTTTTACTACCGGCGTGAACAGCCCGGCAGTGGCGCGGTGTCTGCAGGTTGTCGGTAACGAAGCCGACATGAACCAGACGGTGACCGTTCACGGAACGGACCTGTCGGGAGCAACCATCAGCGAGGACTTTGTCCTGAACGGCAC